TGCGCCTTTGTGTGGCCGTGATCTTTTTGATGCCTTGCAAGGGCATTCTTTTGACGGGTCGTGAGCTTCATCGCTTTTTGTTGTAGCGAGCGTAGATCGCAGCATCTGCCGTCCTTGCTTTATCGCCACGCATGTAGCTGTTGACCCGACCCATGGCCCAGGCTGCCATCGGTACATTGCGAGACCCGCTGGACAGGTAAGCACCTTGACCCTTGCGATAGACCGCCGCCAACTCGCCGTAAAAGAAGCGGGACTTTTCAGCCTTATCTTTTAGGGTCTTTTTTGTTGCGGCGCTTAGTGGTTTTCTTTTTGGTGCCACCCTGCTTGGTCCTCGATGCTGAAACGGCTTTGATGTCGATGGATTCGCCGCGCTTGTAAGCGTCAGCAGTCCGCTTGATCTCACGGGCTTTGGCGGCGCGATTCTTAGCACCTGACAGGTACTTCTTAGGCAGGCCCGTGGCCTTGTCCTTTGGAACTCGCCGCCGCTTCCGTGCCATTACTTTTTCTTGCCGCCCTTCTTTTTCTTCTTTTTAGGAGGACGGCCCGCCTTAGAGCCGTACGTTCCGGAACCCATCGGCATCAGTCGTCTCCGTTAGACCCCTTCCTTTTTAGCAGCCTTGCCCTTAGGTGTGGGCTTTCTGGGCGGGCAGGATGGTGCCTCGTTTGATTCTTGAACAGTGAATTGGTACTTCTTGGGAAGCTTACTCATCGGGTCAAAGATTTGAGTTGATCCAAAGTTAGCTCCGACCCGTCCTCTCTGACAAATCTACGGATTGCGTCTGTGTCTCCGTATTTTCTGCGCAACTTTTCATAGTACGGAACACGCGAAGCCCCAAGCGTTCTGATCTTTACGGCTTCAGATTGGCCCGCAAGCCATTGGCCGTAGGTCATGTTTTCGGGCACTAAACCTGTCGCACTTGCTCGCTGATCTTCCTCCGGTTCGGGTATGCCCAACCTCTTGTAATCAATGACGGGAACAGTGGTGGACCTGCAGTTGAAATGCTGCGGGGGCAAAGGCCCTTTCCCGTATGTATGCACAGTGCCGTCTAACGCTCGGCATATCGCGGATGTGCGGCTATCAAGCGTTGCCACATACTTGTACTTCTTAGTGATGTCTTGGTTTGCTTCAAAGGTTTTCTGGCTTGCTGCATTGGCCACCTGGTTAATGCTTGTCCTGATCAGCGTGCGGATCTGGTTGTCTGCTTGCCTTGTTGCATCTCCTCCCGCCTGCAAAAGCTGGTTAATGCTGCCTTTCTGATCTTTACGCAAACGGCCTTTCATGCGCTTGACGATCGAGTCGGTCGGCTCCCCCTGCAGCATGCCGTTTCGTACCACCTGCCCAAATAAGGCGGCTTGACGCTCACCAATGTCAGAGAACGACTTGCTCAAAACCTGTCCGTTAGGCAGTGTCAAAGTGACGCCATCAGCGATAGTTACACGCACTACCTTCTCGGCTCCTGTTACTGCCGCTTGCAAGTCATCGCTAAGACTGATGATCCCTCTCTGCGTTGGGTCAGTAGTGACAACCGCCTCTGCAAACCCTGGCGAAATTTGCACATCATTGATACGACTCCGCATGTCCTCAGGCAAAAGCCTGCGAAGCTGATCAGAAACGAACCCCGCCTCGACTTGGGCTAGCTCTTCTAGTTCTGCGATTGACAGAGCTGTGCTGTCAGTTGCCCATGCCTTAAGACTGGCACGCAGCTGCGCCAATATCGTTCGCAACCGCGCCGCTTTGTCAGGCGCTGCAAAATCATCAAGCCCGCGCAGTTGTTCAACAGCGTCTACGACTAGATCGTTGTACGCATTGATAACCCGCTTGCCCACGCTGTTGCTGTATCGATTCAAGTCGATGATGTTTTTATACAGCTCTGAAGGTGTGCTCATAAATCATGCAGATCCAACCGCTCGGATTTATCAACGCAGATCACAGAGACATCCGCCCCGATGGTCAAAGCGTTGCCGACGATGTCGCTAAACTCTTGAATTACTTGCGCGTCTCTCTTATTAACGCGGGTTTCGGTGACGCTGTAGATCCCGTCCTCGTCGTACCAAGTAACACGGACCACGGCGTAAACCTGCTGCTTGAGCTGCTGCCTGACGTAGTACAGATACTGTTTGTCAGGCTCTTGCTTTTCAGATTTCCTCAGGTGGTCAATCCAGCTCATCTGTAACCTCGGGGTCCTCTTCCGGCATTGTGGCCTCAGCCTCAACCTCGGGTTCTGGCTTGTCCGTTTCAATTAACCCGCCGGTTTGCGTGGCCTCGACTTCCTCCTCAACGTCAAACTCATCACCAAGCACTTCACCGGCTGACAGCTGGTTGAGCAGTGTTTCCTGAGTGATCGTGCCGGCGGTGTAGAGCTGCAGCAATGCCTGGATCTCCTGCGGTTCTAGGCGCGTTGCCAGGAAGTCGCGGTTGATGAAACTGCTGCCGGCTTGTGCCTGCTGCATGTACTGCGCGTGGAACGTCAGGCAGTTATCGATCAGATCCTGCATCTGCTGAGCGATCACCATCATGGTGCTGTCGCCTTGGCTGCGATCAATCCGCTTGGCCTCTGCTGTTTCTGCGCTGAGCTTTTGCCCAAGCACTGCAGCAAGACCCAGCTCATTGATCTGCTGAGCAATCTGCTCAAGTCGTTGAAACTGTGCGCTGTAGCTGTTGCCGGAGGGTTCGATGTACTCGCTGCGGGCTTCAGTCGGAAGGCTTAAAGCTTCCCCAGGGCCTGCGCTGATCTCTTCTGCCGACTGCGGGAAGCCATAAATGGCAAGCATCGGAACCGCGCTGATGTGCAGCTGGTTATCCAGGTCTGACTGCACCTGATACGCCTTGAGGTTTAGCTCTGCGATGTCTGCGAGTGGTGGCCGCGACTCAAGAACACCGACGCGGTTTGAATAAGCCACCGCAAACGGGATCTCGCTCAAGCTGGTCCTGCCTTCATCCACCAAGCGGAACTCACCCTTGTCATCCTTCTGATGGATCTCAAACGCGCCAGGCGTAAGCACCCGCACTTGCTCCACTTGCTTTTCGCCGTACAGGCCATCAGGGACGGTGATCTTTTCCATCAACCTGACCATTGTTAGCTGCTGCTTACCGTTGGCAATTTCACTGCGCCAGCCAAGTATCTCGCGAGGCGTGAATGTCACATAGTATGGTCGGCCATTTTCACCAGCTTTTGGTGCATCAACTAAGACGCCAACGTGACCATATCTGATGCACTTGCGAGCAGTTTCGTAGGTCCAGACGTTGAGATCATTGCCCTGCAAGTCAACGTCAAACAGTTGCTCAGTTACAACATCGCTGACATCCTCCAACCGCACAGGCTTGCGGGTCAACATGCCCGCCAACATGCGCTCAAGCCTGACGTAATACGGCGCAAGCGTTGAACGCATGAGCCTGTTGTCATAAGCCTCGTCTAGTTCTCTCGGTTCTTGCGGAAGATACTTTCTATGGCCTTTGCGCACGGAATATGTTCCGCCTTGCAAAGCCTCTATCAATAGCCAATGCGGCTCCATGTTGACCCAGGCGCCGTTAGGGCTTTCAACAGTGGTGACGTTGCCTACACGCTGCCTACCCGAAAAACCTGAATACACGACCTAAGCCCGCCCGATGATCTGATGTTAATCGACAGATCTATAGACACAAGAAAGGGGCCAGCAACTGCCCCCTTCAAAGTTGACGTACTCCCGGCCGCAACATCGTCAATATAGGCGGATGCCTGTTCCTCTACCAGCGCGGGCGTGCAGAGGGCTGAACTCACGCACAATCAAGTAACCCAAGGCGTCAACCATGTGGTCGTAGCCATTTTGCTTGTCCGGATCCCCTTTAGTTGTGTACGACTGCAGCTCCAGGCACTCAATTAGTTTCTTGCACTTTTCAGAGACCTGCATCCGCACTTCACCTTTGGAGTTTTCCAGCAAAGCTTGAACAGCAAGAACCCGATCACGGATGGCAGGGTTAGAACGCGGCGACTGGTTGCTGAATCCGTATGACTCCAGAATCTCGATGTCAGTCCGCGAGGCATTAGTGCTGCGGTTTCCGCCTGATGCGTCAGGGTAGACATAGATGCGGCGGTTGGGAAATCGCCTGCAAATCTCTTTGGCCAGAGCGTCGGTAT